TATTGTGGCTTGATATGTGGCAAGAAGGAGCGGAAAACGGTATACCAAAGAAAGCGAAGTAAATGGGTCGTTTCGTTTGCAGTTTCCGAACGTTATCCGAAACTGTGGTTGCGGCAATAATTGGATTGTCAAAACCCCGTACCAAAAATCGGGCAGGTGCTTGTATGTGTTGGAGCACCGTTTTCGTTAGGGTGTCGCCAAGCTGGTTAAGGCACGGGACTTTGTTAGATTGACCTCTATGAAAAATGAAATATGCAAGAAAATATTAAAAAAGGATTGCTCACAGAATTACGATGTGAATTAGATTTTACTAGTTTAGGTTGTGTGGTTTCTAAACCGATAACTGCGGATAGTCGTTATGATTATATCGTTGATATAAATGGTAAATTATTTAAAATACAGTGTAAAACTGGAACAGCTTACGACGAAGAAGAAACAGCATTTTCATTTTTATGTTGTTCAACTAATTGGAACACAAAAAGTCTTCATAGTTATAATAAAGACGAAATAGATTATTATTATATTGTGTTTAAAGATAAGAGTTATTTATTTCCCGTTGAGTTAGGGAATAAAAAAACAAAAATACTTAGATTAAGCACAAAAAATAAAGGTAATCAGTGTACAATTACTTGGGCAAAAGATTATGAGTTCAATAAAGTTATGGAGGAATTAGTAGAGTAATATCTGACAAACTCCCGGATTCGTGTGTTCAAATCACACCACCCTAGCCAATGCCGAGTTTGTAGGTAACGCCGCGGCATTAACCCTAAACCTTCCGGTGGTTGAAGAACCTGCGGAATACCGTTATAGAAAATCTTCAATTGAAATTGATTGCTCATAGTTGTTCCCAGTCAACATGCCGTTGTCAATTTCTTTCATTGCCCTGTAGCTCAATTGGTAGAGCATCCGGCTGTTAACCGGAAGGTTGTGGGATCGTGCCCCACCGGGGCAGCCAATTAAGTTCTTAAATATGGAGGTATTTAGTTATGCCATACATTTATAAAATTGAGAATAAACTTAATGGAAAAATTTACATTGGAAAAACTTTAAAAACTGTTCAAGAACGCTGGAAAGAACATTGCCATGATTTTAAAAGAGAAAGATGCGAAAAACGTCCTCTTTATTCTGCAATGAATAAATATGGAATTGAGAATTTTTTCATTGAAGAAATAGAACAATGTGAAGAAAGTGTTCTTTCTGAAAGAGAAAAATATTGGATTGAATATTATAACTCTTTTAAATATGGTTATAATGCTACTACTGGTGGAGATGGTCGTAGTTATCTTGATTATGATTTAATTTTATCTTTATGGCAAGAAGGAAAAACTGCTAAAGAAATAGCAAAGATTTTAAATCATGATGAATATTCTGTAAGATTAGCCTTAGATATTAAAGGTATAACTTCAGAAAAAAGACAAGAAAGAAGTATAATTTTAAGAAGCAAATCTGTAGCAAAAGTAGATTTAAATACAGGTGAAATTCTTGAAGTTTTTCCGAGTCAAATGGAAGCTTATAGAAGTTTAGGTAAACAACAAAGTGGTCATATCAGTCAAGTTTGTAATGGTAAGCGTAAAACTGCTTATGGTTATAAATGGAAGTGGTTAAAGTAATTTACGGGTGTGGGCTAAAGGTGAGCCGCCAGTTTTGGGAACTGGACATCAAGTGAGTTCGATTCTCACCACTCGTACCAGGCCCACAAGGTAGAATGAGCACCTCTACGAAGTGGAAGGCCGTTGTTCTGTACGATTTTTTTGCTCTATACCAAGCCTGGGCGGCTCTTAGCCGCCGGTTGTAAGAATACAGGCACATGCCGCCATAGTTTAAAGGTAAAACGGTAGATTTGTAATCTTCTGTTCACAGTTCGATTCTGTGTGGCGGCTCCATTCATTGTCCCTTAGCTCAGTTGGTGAGAGCATCGGTCTTGTCGAATAAGGGTATGTACGGTTCAACTCCGTAGTTCGACTCCAATAAACCGGTGGTCCTGGGTTCGAGTCCCAGAGGGACGACCATTCCTCCGAGAGCAAATGTGGGAGGTTAAATGGATGCGCAGTTGGCTGACTTAAAGCTGATTATAATCTTAACTTAGATATGAGTTAAGATTTTTTTATTTAAAATTTGATTTTCTTTAGGAAATTTGTTATAATATAATTAATCAATGAGGGAGCTGGCTCTCCTTTAGATAATTTATTTAAGGAGAGCAACCTCCTTCACATATGATTAGATTTTATAAAAAGATTTCACCAATTTTGTGTTTGATTTTAATTTATATTTTAATAATGACTTTTATGATTTCAAGATGTAGTTATGAATCATTAGAAATAGATTATAATCGCTTAAGTAAACAAAAACAAGAAGTTTTAATAAAAGAAATTGAAGTTGAAAAAGAAATAATTCGTGAAATTCCCACTTATGTTGCGGCGGATGCCATGTCTGAATATGATTTTTTATTACTTTGTGAGTTAATTTATTTAGAAGCTGGTTCAGAAAATACGAGTGATTTAGATAGAGTCCTTGTTGGCAACGTAGCATTAAATAGATTAGCATCAAATTATCGGTCGGCCGCCACACTTGAAGAAGTTATTTATTCTCCAGGCCAATATAGTACTGCTTCTGAAATTACGCATGAAAAAACCACAATGATTCCACTTTCAACGGCGTTGGCCGCCTATCGTTTAGCCATAGGTAATCGCTATTGTCCCAATAATGTAATTTATCAATCACAAACACGGCAAGGTGATGGTGTGTGGTTAAAAGAAGGAGAGCATTATTACTGTTATGAAAATGATATTAAAGTTAATCAATTTTTAACTTTAAAAGAGGTAGAAGATGGTTCTTAAATTTGATAATGGTTATAATGAACGAGAAATCGGTCGGCCGCAGTCTGAACAAGAAGTTTTTCAAATAATGAAAGCTTTTATGGATGAACGAAATTATAAATCTTATTATATTCGTTCTTGGACGCACGAAAATGTTACAACTTTTGATGTAGGTTCTCATACTCAATTTTTTAAACTTTACTTAGAGGAAAATTAAATGGATAATAAAGACCTTCAAAATGCTCTTTTTGTAGAACTTGAATCTAATATTGCAGATGAATCTATTGCAAGAAAGGGTTATTATAATCTTTTAATGAAATTTCAATGTATTCTTTCTGAAACAGAAAAAGAGCAAATTAATGAAATTATTGCAGAAGAGCTAAAACATACAAAACTTCTTACTGCAATGATTGAAAGTAGAAATCATATTGTGGCAGAAGACTAAGAAAATTTGATTTTTTTTGAAATTCTTGATATAATATATATGTAAGGTTGAGGGAGACAACAAATTGAGTGCGGTTGTCAAGAAATGCTAAAGGTTATGCACTCAGCGCCGGATGCTAGCGAGTGTGCTGAAAAAGAGTTTAAAACCAACAACTTTATCAAGCTGGTCAGGTGGCGTTGCGGAAAGCTTGTAAAACACGGGGCTGCCACTTTAATGCCGCAGTGGTGGAATAGGCAGACACAAGGGACTTAAAATCCCTCGCCTTGTGCGTACCGGTTCAAGTCCGGTCTGCGGCACCAATGGTTTGTAAGTGAAAAAACCTTTATTAAAAAACTTACAAGGTTAAGGTTCCTATAAAAATCTAGAGTTGAATCAGAAGTTTTACTGGGTTCGAGTCCCAGCTCGCCGTGATTGGCGAGGTTGGTTACTAAAACGAAGAAGCTTGTCTTACGAAGAAAATTAATACGGCAATATTAATTTTTAAATGGAGGACTAAACTCGATTGGGTGGGTTGCCGCTCGCCCATTTTCTATTGATAAAAAGACGCATACAGCAATTTTTCTTAAAGAAATGCTTAGGGAGCCGTGTGTCGTAGGTTCAAATCCTGCCCCACTCATCATTGAGTGGGTAGCTCAGTTGGTAGAGCAACGAATTAAAGCGTCTTGTATCTTTGCGGAGTGTTAGCAATGGTAGCTAGCCGGCCTCATAAGCCGGAGGTTGTGGGTTCGAGTCCCACCTCCGCAACCAATTCATGACTTAAATTCCTTTCAAAGGTGCTTACCCTTTCGACCTTAACTCGAAAGGAATTTTTGTATTATTTATAATTCTATTTTTACTTATAAAAAGAATTATAATTATAATAATTTTATAATAATTTTTAAACTACTATAAAAATATTATAATTAATTTAATTATAAGGAGAATAATTATGTCTGGTATTTTAAAAATAAAAATGTTTCAAGTTGATAACGAAGAAAAAGCTGTTGTTGATGGATTAAATAAATATTTTGAAATTGAAGATTTAGATTATGAAATTAATATAAATGATCCGGATTCTTCACCTAATTCGCCTAATTTAACAATAGAAAGGCTCATTACTATTAATAAAGTATCTTTTGTTCATGTACCTTTAGAGATATTTGCTTTCTATAATCTTTATAATAAAGATTTAACTTTTGAAGATGAAAATTTTATTAAATTTTCAATTGAAATTTATTTTGATGATGTTGAAATATATAAAGTACCTTTTATCAAGAAAATAAGTTATGCATTAATTAAACCTCGTGTACATGATATAGATAGTAGTTATTTGAAAACAGAAAGAGTTATTATACATTATTAAATGGAGGGAATATAATGGCTAAAGGTTTGAAAATAGTTCCTTCAGATTTTAATAGCGTTTTTTCTCGTTTAGAAGCTCTTAGAGCTAAACATTATGAGGGAGCAGGACAATCTAATGAAGGAAAAAATGCTTTAGCTACTGCTTTTGAGACCACAGTAGTAGAAACAGAAGAAAAGGCAGAAGAAAAATATTCTTTAATGAAACAATATCTAAATACTCTAAGAAATTCTGTTTTTTTAACTTCTTTAACAACTGACACTATAAATACTATTACCACTCCACAAGCTGGAGATTTAATTTCTTTTTCTAATCTAGAAATTGCATCGGATGTTATTACAGATGTAGAATCTCTACCTTTTACTAATACTGGTAATTTTTCTGGATTTAATCCGAATGGTAATTTTTTTACTTGTTTTGGTTTTACTCCTCCTCGATCTTCAGATTTTACTTGTTTTAGTTTTTCTGCACCTAGAACTTCAAATTTTTCTCCATTTTGTACAAAATGTTTTAATCCTTTTTGTGAATGTTTTGCCAGTTTTAGTGGTAGTGCTTTAAGAAATTAGTAGGAGAATTTAATATAAAATAATGAAAAATAGAAAATTAGAGATAATAGGTTCGGCAGGATGCAATTTAAAATGTACTTATTGTTATTTGCATAAAAATCCATTTTATTTTGAAGAAGATAAATTAATAGTAAAAGCAATGAAGGATGGGACTTTTTTAAAAAATATAAAAACAGTTTTAAAATATTTAAATATTCATCCAGATGAATTTGATACTTTTACAATTTGGGGTGGAGAGACAGCGGCGCATTTATCTGAATGTAAAGAATTTTTTGCTTCAATTTTTCAAACTTTTTCAAAAATTAAGAAAGTTTCTTATTCTACAAATTTTACTGTTAATATTCAAAATCATTTAGATTTTATAGAAGTAATGGAAAAATATTGTGAACAAAATGATATAATTTTTGAATTACAAATTTCGATAGATGGCCCCACCCCTATTAATAAAATTACTCGTGGATATAATTTTGAAGAATGTCATAAAAAAACAGACGATTTTATAAAAAAATTAAATCAAATTAAATTAAAAAAAGTTCATATTGGTATATCTTATAAAGCAACTTTACCCTGGGCAATTTATAAACAAATTTGTTCTTCTATCGAGAGTATTGAAAATTATATTAGTTTTTGGAAGAATGAATCAGATTATTTTAATGATTTAATTATAAATAGAAATGTTAATTTTTCTGTTGGCTCTTGTTATGGTCCTTCTTTAGAAGCTCCTTATAAATATACTGTTCAAGATGGTATTGATATGGCAAATTTTTCTAATATGATTTTTTGTCATAATCTTGATGAAAAATATAATACATTAACAAATATGCCTTTATTATCGTGTGGACTTGTAGTTCCAGAAGATATTAATGTTTATAATTTTAGTTCGGGTTGCGGAGAAATGGCAACTACTTTCACTTTTAGTTGGGATGGCAGATTAAATCCATGTTCTAATGGTTTTATGGATTTTGATGATAATAATGTAGAATGGTTAAAAAATAATGACCCAAAAGAATATAAAAGAGTTTTAAAAAGTCGTCCTTTGTCTATTTTAGCTACAAAAGATAGAACACCAAATTTAGAAGCTATAGCTGAAAAACACCAGAAAGCTTTAGATTTTTGGCCAACTCAAAGTTTATTTGTAAAAACTGTTTTAAATGCGCAATTATATGAAATGGCTTGTGCAGGTCAAGTTTCTTCTATTTATAGAGATGATTCTTATTTAAGATATAGACATGCTACTTTAGTTTTTAGAAAAGTTGCTTGTTCTTTTAATGCAAGAAGAGAAACAGGTAGTTTACTTGTTCCTTTATCTAATTTTTTTAAATTATCTTGTAATGGACTTACAGAATTATATGAATTAAGGAGATATGGTAAGTGAGAACTGAACAAGAAGAAAGAAATAAAATTGTAGAAAGTTTTTTAGATAGATATTTTTATCGTTCTTTTAGAGGGGAAGAAGAAAACAATGAAAAAATGATAGAATTATATATAAGAAGTACCTGTCCCTCTAATTGTTCTTATTGTTATCTTGCAAAATATGGAAAAGAATTATATCCATTGGAATTTCAAAAAGAAGAAATTATTTTGAAAAATATTGAAATTTTTTTGGAATGGTATATAGAAAATAAATTTAAATGTAATATAAGTTTATTTTCTGGTGAAATAATTTGTTCTGGTTTATGGTTTAAAATACTTGATATAATGTTGGAAAAATGGAAAGAAACTGAATATCATCCAGCAGGAATTTTATTCCCAGAAAATGGTGATTTTATAGAAAAAAAACCTGAGCTTATGCCAAAAATAGATGAATATATACAAAAATTTGCTGATATAGGTATAGAATATACTTTTAGTTTATCAATTGATGGGAAATATATGGATGAAAACAGATCACATCCAGATAGACCTCACGATTTTTATGAAAATGCAATAAACTTTGCTTCTCATCATTATTTTGCTTTTCATCCTATGGTATCTGCTTATAATATTGAAAAATGGAAAGATAATTATGATTGGTGGAATGGCCCAGAAGTTCCTTCTCATGTCGGTGATCGTATGATGACTCTTGAAGTTAGAAATGATGATTGGACAGAAGAAAAAATTAATCATTATATAGATTTTTTAAATCATGTTATAGATACTGAGTTTGAAAAAAAATCTTTCGGTGATAAGAAATTATTTGCAAAAAGAGTAGTTATGAAAGAAAATTATCCAACTAAAGGATATGATATTTTAGCTCTTCCTAATTTTTTTAATGAAGCTAATTTAGATAATCGTGGGATAGGATGTGATATAAAAAGAACTTTATGTATTAGAGTAGGTGATTTATCTATTGTGCCTTGCCATCGCTTATCTTATGAGCAATTTATTACTGGGAAATTTATAGTAGAAAATAATAAAATTGTTGGTATAGAAGGAGATAATTGGGAAATTCTTAGTGCTATCCAGGCTTGGAATAGAAATACAGGGCATATGTGTTCTCATTGTGAAATAAATCAATGGTGTATAGGACCTTGTTTTGGTTCTAATTTTGAAAGCACCAATGAAATTTTTATAACTCCTACTTCAGTCTGTAATTTATTTAAAGTAAAAATAATGTTTTTAATTATGAAATATTATGATATGGGTTTGTTCCCTTTTTTCAAAGAATTGTTAAGTGAAAAACATTATAATGAATTATTAAAATTTAAAAATAAAATGGAGGCTAGATTTGAACAAAATGGAACAATATTATCCAATAGAATCGCTATTGCAAAACGAAATAAAGTCTCTATCTGATTATTTAAATTATGAAACAGATTTAGAAGAATTATTAGCTATTTTATATTCTTTTTTAGAAGAAGCTACGAAAGAAAATAATCAAGAAAAAATAAAAATAGCAATTGATAAATTAATAAATTTTTCTAAACTTTGTTCTAAACGTTATTTAGAAAAAAGAAATATAGAAGCTGAACATATGCCTTTTAGTTATTACGCAAATAAACCAAAATCTTTACCTTCAGCAATACTTTTTATTGATTAAAATGGGAAAATTAATTTTTAGTAATGAAAATAATGAATCAAAAATTGTAAACTTTGATGATAATTATCGTTTTGTTTGGGATTTTACAGGAAATAATGATTTAGATTTTATAAACTCTAAATATGAAACTAAAGAATTTGAAAATTTATATAATGAGCTAAGAACTATAGATTTATTTAAATATCCTAATTTTAATTTTGAGATTAATGGTAAAAAATTTCCTTATACAGCAAAAGTTAAAGAAATTTTATATCGTATAGTTGGATATAATGGCGGCGGAGTAGACTTTGAGATTAGAGAATTATTAACTTTTAAATTTTTACCACAAAATAATTATGATATTGGTGATGACGATATAGTTTATTGTAATAAAGATTGCCAATATTATAAAACTCGTTTTTGTACTAAATACAATTCTTATTTAAGGGAATTAAATAAAAAAAGCACTGTTTGTAAAATGTGTTTTTTAGAAATCGCCACCCCGATTTATAGGACTCTTAGAAATATGCATTATAATCAAGTTTTTCCAAAATAAAATTATTTTATATAGTTTTTAAATTTGATTTTTTTTAAAAAAAATGTTATTATATATAAAGAAAATAAAAATTAGAGGTATTTTTTAAAATGTTATTACCACTTTGGAATATTGGCGGCGGAGTTAAACATAGAGATAAACTTATTCCTTATTTTAGAGATAACAAAGTTTTTTATGATACTAACCATAAGCTTTTTAATTATGTTTATGATTCTATTTTTGGATTAAAATGGAATGGTGGAAGAGTTTGTTTACCTTCAGATTTCATGGCTATTCCTAACCTTATTGAACTTGTTGGCGAATATAATCGTTTAGGAGTAGGTTTTAATTGGAGCTTCACTAATACTCTTATTACAGAAGAAGATTTAAAAGATGATTATTGTAATCTTTTACTTGAAGCTACTCATGATAGTTTAAATGGTGTTATTGTTGTATCTGAAATTTTAGCAAATTATATTAGAGAAAATTATCCTAAATTTAGAATTATATACTCTGTTTGTAATGGGTTAAAAACCATTGAACAATATACCAATGCTGTTGAAAAATATGATATTGTGGTATTACATCCCGATTTTAATCATGATTATAAATTTCTTGATAAATTACCAAAAAAAGAAAAAATTGAAGTAATGGTTAATGATATTTGTTCTTTTGGATGCCCATATCGCGCACAACATTATAATCAATTAAGTCTTTGCGCAAAGGTACAATCTACTAATCCAATAATTCATGATATGATTGATTTAGATTATGGGAAATATAATTGTATGGCTGTAGCGAATGGGTATACAAAAGATCAACGAAATCGTTTAACTTTTGCTGATATTGAGCATATGCTTGATATGGGTTTTGAGCATTTTAAATTAATTGGCCGCGAACATGAATGGGATTATTATAAAGAAACTGATTTAAGACCTAATCTTGAACAGTTTTGGCTTAGGAAAGTTTTAAAAGAAGTTAATCAACATTTACATATTTAATTTATTAAAAGGTATAATAATGAATGAAATTTTATCTATAGATTTAGATTTTATTTTAGAACCATGTATAAATTTATATAATGATTTAATTAATAATAAAATACCAAAACAAAAAGTATGGAATGATATTGAAAAGAAAAGAAGTATTTCTCGGCATATTCAATATGACTTAAATCGTCTTAATTTTATTAAAGAATTATTCAATTTTAACTGTCCATATTATTTTGGGAATGATCATTCTTCTATTATTAATGCCATAGCAAAAAATAATGATTTAATTTTTCCTCTTAATATTTATAACATTGATCATCATCATGATATTCATTATAATAAAGAACAAGAAGATGATTGTTTTTTATTAAATATTGCCGAATGTGGTAATTGGGTAGGTTATTTAAATGCACATGATATAATTAATAAATATTACTGGATTAGAAATGAAAATTCTTCTGACTTTATGGGTGATAGATTAACAGCTCCAGTTATAGAAGAATTATATTTTAATAATTATACTATTGAGTCATTATTAAATAAAAAATTTTCAATGGTATATATTACTTCTTCTTGGCAATTTTTTGCTCCACAATTAGAAAAAATGTTAATAGAAATTTTTAATGAATTATTACAAAAACAACCAAATACATATTTATTTGGCAATGAAGTATCTCATCCAGGAATGATTTCTTTTAATTATTTTAAAGATGAAATGAAAATATTTAAAAAAGAAGAAAATAAAATATAAAATTTTTATAAAAAGAGGAATAAAATGAGTAATACAATTAAAAAAACAATCTTTTTTTTCATAAGTCTTCTAATTATTTGGTTATTTCCAATACTATTTGCAGAATTATTGCCACTTCCTATCGAAGGAACTCAAATGTTAGCAATTTTTATTGCAGCAATTCTTCTTTGGTTAACAGTTGGAATTGATTGGACGAGCATCTTTATTCTTCTTATTATTCCAACAGCAATACCTTCTATTGGAATAGCTGAAGTAATGTCTGCTTCACTTGGTAATAATACAATCGCATTTTTAATTTTTAGTTGTATTCTTACCTACGCACTTTCATCTTCTGGATTTTTACGCAGGGCCGCGCTATGGTTTGTAAATAGCAAAATTGGTCAGAAATCACATTGGCATTTTGCTTTTATGTATTTCCTTTCTATTTTAATTATTGGTAGTTTTATCGCTCCAACAGTACTTTTTGTACTTTATTTTGCTCTTGCTAAAGAAATTTATGAAGTTTGTTCTCTTAAAGAAGATTCTTCTTTTGCAAAAATGCTAATGATTGGAACGGCAATTTTTACTTCAATTTCTTGTGCTATGACACCTATTGCGCATACATTCCCACTTATGGCGATTGGTTTCTATGAAACAGCAACAGGTGAGATTATTAGTTGGGGTAAATATATGCTAATTGGAATTCCAGTAGGAATTTTGCTTTCAGCCTTTGTATTTGGAATTCTTTATCTTGGCTTTAAGAAAAAAATTGCTGTTGAAGGTTTTAATGCTTTTAAACTTGCACCGATGGGTAAAGTCTCTCTCATAGAAAAAGAATCCATAATTGTTTTTGGTTTAGTTGTAGTTCTTTGGTTAATAATGGGAATTGCTCCTAATTTAATTCCTGGATTAAAAGAAGCAACAACAACTGCCCCTCCTATGCTTGGTATTATAATTCTTTGTGCTTTAGGTGCTTTGAATTTTAAAGAAGCAATTACTAAAGGAGTCCCTTGGCAATCAATTATTCTTTGCGCCGCTACTCTTGTTATTGGTAAATATTTAACTTCTGCAGATTTTGGAATTACTAATTATTTTGCCAATTTAGTAGCACCTTTAACAATCAATGCAAGTGCTTTTAGTCTAATTTTAATAATTGTTGCTTTTGCTATTATTATGACTAATTTAATGAGTAATATTGTTACTACTACAGTTGCATATAATATTCTAACTCCAATTATTATTACTACAGGATTAATCAATCCTCAACTTTCAACTATATTGATTGGTATGGCAGCAAGTCTTGCTTTTGCTACACCTCCTGCGATTGCACATATAGCATTGGCCGCAGGTTCAGGATATGCAGATTCTAAAGATATGCTAAAATATGGTGGTTTAACATCAATTGCCGCGATTGTAGTTGTTACTTTACTTGGCTTTGCTTTTAAAGGAGTATTTTAATGGATATGTTTAATGAGCTTGAATTAATGGTTGAAAAAAGAGATTTTATTCAAAAAACTGATGAACAAATTCTTCATTTAATTGAGCAAAGAGTTGAAGCTGCAAAAGTAATTGGTGATATTAAAAAGAAAAATGGCAAACCAATTTATGCTCCAGATGTGGAAAAAGCAAAAATTGAAAAGCTCTCTTCTTTAAGTAAATATCCAGGCTTAGTTGAGGCGATTTGGCCAGTAATTATGTGTTATACAAGAACAATTGAATAATTATATTTTAAAAATTTGAATTTTCTTTAAAATTCTATTATAATATATATATAAGGTTGAGAGAGAAAACTTAAATCCCTTTCTCTCTCGTGCCTAAAGCGTAATCACACCGATTGCTCTTATCTGGTGAAAGAGGTTTCGGCAACTTTCTTCCCCTATCTACGCAATCGCCTGTTCCAAGTCAGGATAAAGTGAGAGGACGCTTTGGAGAGATAAGAGTAAAATCGCGATTGCTTTTATCCATTCACCTACCAGATGGGACCTGGTCCAACACGCGTGGATGCACCAACGGCTCGTTGGGAGTCATGACCCGACAAACAAATCCCATAAAGATGAAGCTGAGCTGGGAGTAGAGAAGAGCGTGAACCAAAGCAACAAAGCTGATTTGTAAGTGGGCGAGATAACCCAACAAAGAATTATCTCCGTTGTCGACGACGAAGGTCTTGCAAATTAAGAAAAAGGTCTGAAGTTACCACCTGGCAAGAAAAACTTCTCCTGCGCTACTGGTGTAATGGTAACACTCCGCCCTTCCAAGGCGGCATTACGGGTTCAAGTCCCGTGTGGCGCTCCAGTTGGACGGTTGGCTGAGCGGTCGAAAGCGGCGCCCTGCTAAGGCGTTGCCCATGAATTTGGGCCGAAGGTTCGAATCCTTCACCGTCCGCCATTGAGTGGATAGGAACACTCAAAGAAAAAATTTTTTTCAAAGAGAGGAATTTGAAATGAAGTTTTATAGTGAAGAAACTAAAAAGTTTTATGACAGTTATGAAGCCTGTGTAAACGCTGAGAATGAGCTTGCTGACAAGAAAGCAGCTGAAATAAAGCGCAAGGCTGAACTTGAAAAGAACCGAGCCAGTGCCGCCAAGGAAGTCGAAGCAGCTTTTAAGAAGGCCGCAGATGCCGTAAAAGAGCGCGATAAGCTTCTCGAGGATTTCGTGCGTAAGTATGGTGCTTTTCATATGAGCCTTGATAAGGCTGATACCAATTTGTTTGATGTTTCAGACCTATTTAAATCCCTTTTCTAACACAAAATGTCCGCAATAGCGGACACGTGGGGAGTTATACCGTAGATGGAAGCGGGGCAGACTGTAAATCTGCTGTCATTTGACTCGGGTGGTTCGACTCCATCACTCCCCACCATGGCGCCCTCTTGAGCGTGTATGCTGAAGTATTTGGCCAATACAGAGGAAGATAGAGGAACTTTGGGTTTTTGTGGTGCAAAAACTCCGTCATCGGTGATACGGGACTCACCCGCGGCCCGGCGAGAAAGGCGCTCCCTCCCAACTGGGGAGTCTAAGAATGCGTTGGGGAGACTCCACCCCTTAGCTCAGTCGGTAGAGCACTTGACTTTTGTGTAATTAGTGTAATGAAACACGCATAACAAAAAATATGGCAAATATGAATGGTTATATTGTTCTATACTCACCCAATCATCCGAATGGATATGTATATGAACATATATTAGTGGCTGAAAAAATATTAGGAAGACCTTTAAAAAAAGAAGAAGTGGTTCATCATAAAGATGGAAAAAGAAATAATAATGACCCTTCAAATTTATTAGTTTTTAAAACTAAAGCTGACCACACCTCTTTTCATAAAGGCAAGGATTATTTATTAGATTCAGAAGGAATTGCTTATATTCCTAATAAATATAATTATTGTTTAGATTGTGGAGTATTAATATCAAAAAATGCTACAAGATGTAAACAATGTCAAGATATTTTTTCACGAAAAACAACAAGACCAAATAGAGAAACTCTAAAATATCTTATACGCCAAAAAAGTTTTACTGAAATTGGGAAGATTTTTTCAGTAAGCGATAATACAATAAGAAAATGGTGTAAAAATTATAATTTGCCTTATAAAAAATCTGAAATAAAAATTATTTCAGATGAAAAATGGAATGAGATTTAAGTTCAAGTCTTAAATTACACACCAAATCAAGGTGTCCCGAGTTCGAATCTCGGAGGGGTGACCAAAGGGTTCCGGTTTCCTTACAATGCCGGCGGCGAAAAGTCGTAAACCAATTTAAAACTCTGGAGGAATCTTTATGAGAGACCGTGCTTGGAACCGCAAAATGTCTGTTAGGAAGGCTAGGCGGAAGAAACGAATTACTGAAGAAGTTTATTGGCATGGAAAAGAGTTTCCTTATTATGACAATTTGCATCAGTATTCTAAGAATAAAATTCATTGCTCTTGTCCGATATGCCGTGGAGAACCTTTTAGGGCAAGAAAAGAAGAATTGGATATTCGGGATTTGCTGAAAAACGAATTTGAGTTTTAACTTTTAACCTTTTAAAGACGCGAACAGCAACTTTTCTATAATAGAGAACTGTCTTATTTAATGCAAATAAATTGTTTATCTTTTTTCGCGTCTTGTTAATCTGGGGACGTGTCCGAGTGGTTTAAGGTGGCAGTCTTGAAAACTGCTGGGTGTAAAAGCTCCGTGGGTTCGAATCCTACCGTCCCCGCCAATGGTTAAACTATTGTGGCTAACAGATGTAGTCCCTTCAGGCACCACGTTACAAGCACCATTAGTTCAGCTGGATAGAATAACGGACTTCTAATCCGTAGGTCGTTGGTTCGAGTCCAACATGGTGTACCAAAGCGGATGCTTATCCGTTGGCCGCACCGAGGACGTGTGTGGTGGGAATGTTTGAGAATTGGACTTTAAACTTAGATAATAAAATAATTAACAGGAGAAGAGTCCATTGTAGGTGCGGCACTTTAAAAGGAGATAATTATGCCTAACGAAGAATTACTTGAATTTATTCATCGTCGTTTTCCAACTGAAGATAGATGGCTTAATGGTAATTGTTATTGGTTCGCGCAAATCCTCAATCATTGGTTTTCTTTGAAAGACCGATATGCTACTCGTTATTTGGTATATGATGTTGTTTATGGGCATTTTTATCTATACTGTCGTGGTTGGTATTATGATTGGAATGGCGCACATGAAACACTTCCTGAAGGAAGCTATGATGTTCGTTGGGATAAGTTTGAAGAATATGATGACTTACAGTATGATCGAATTAGAGAGGATTGTTTGCTGTGAAACAGAAAAATTTCTTTGAAATTTACCAAAGTATTCGCCGCGATTGGGGTAATGTAAATCCTGTAACAAAGGTAATCCCTAATAAAAAGAAGTATCGACGAAAAGATAAACATAAGAAAAATTATAAAGATGAAATTTGATTTTCTCTAAGAATTTTGATATAATATTTATATAAGATGAAAGGAGAAAGTAAATGGAACGACTTGATGATTTCATTGTTGGGCCTCAGTGTGAGGAATTTGATTGCCATGGCTATGAGGAAGAGCTGAATCGTTATCGTGAATTTCAGGCTTATAAGACTCGTAAAGAGTCTCAACGCCGTAGAATGATTTATGAGTATGCTGATTCTTATGAACATCCTTATTGGGATGAAGAATATGGGGTTTAAAGGACACAAATGGAGTTCAATTCTCCAGAACCCCGATTATTGAAACGGTGTGGTGCTCTAACTGATGTCTTGTATTATTTACATATCTAAAGACATTTTCAGCAATTTGTAAGTTGCTTTAAATAAATTGATGATTTAAAATTCTACCACACCAACAACCAAACCCCACATAAAACTTGTGGGGTTTTTAGTATAGTTTTATTTATTTTTATTACTTATAATTAGCTTCCACATTTGCTGCGGCAAAGTGTTTATATAGGAGGGAGTAATCCCTTCATTCTAAAAATTACTCTTAGGAGATTTTATATATGGCAGAAATTTTTACCGATAAATTAAATGTAGAAAATACCTACATGAGCGAAAACGTTGATAGCGGTCGCCCTGTAGAAAAAACTGTTAATGTAAAAAATTTATTGAACGTCCGTGAAGAGCCTTCTCTTGAAGCCAAAGTAGTACGTCAGGTTAAGAGAGGTAGCAAATTAACCGTTATAGACGATTTAGGTGAGTGGTCACAAATTGGTGATGAAGAATTTGTGATGTCACAATATTTGGTTTAAGGGAAGCGAAAGCTTCTCTTTTTTTGTTTGGAGAAATTATGAGACTTAATTTAAAAGAAAATTATATTTTTTATAATAGGTTAAGCGATAAAGGTAAAGCATATTCTATAATATGGAATAATCTTTATAAGAGCGCAATGAATGATTTTAATAATATTACTTATATGAATTTTAATCATTCTGACATAAAAAATCATGGACAAATCTTGATAAATATGGGGTTACAAGAACAAAGAAAAGAAAGAAATTTAATTAATACTATTTTTAATAATAGTTTAAATGAAGATATAGAATTAAAAGATTATCCCCATTTTATCAATACAATAAATGAATTAATTGGTTTAAAAGATAAATATAAAACCTTTATTACAAAACTTGATAAAGTAAATAAAACTAAAAAAAATCGTGCTCCTGTTGCTACATCTTTTTTTGATTCAAGATTAAATACTGCTATAACTGAGATTACACGTAATTTTATATTAAGCAATCAAAGTATAAATCTTATTTTGGAAGGAAACTATGTTGCCTGGTCTCAATTATTTTATAGTAAATTTGAAAAAATAATTGACAAAGCAGTAAATGACACTGCTAATCAAATTGGTATTTTGAATGAAAAAGATGGAGACGAAACAAAAATTTGGTTTGAATTTGCAAAATTATTAGAAAATCCTACTTTAAAAAATCAATTTATGGAAGATGTAAGAAAACGTTATAATTTTGATAATATAGTTCAGTCTATATGGAATTGGCAACGTAATAAAAAAAGTCATGACAATACTAAAGGTTTAAGTACTATTATAAAAAAGAAAGGAATGAATATGAATGAAAGCGCTGCAAGAAGTGCTTCCGGTTTTATATATGAATATTTAAGTGCTGTTTTAGGAGAAACTGATTATAGTAAAGGAGCAGTTTTAAAAAGTAATATAGCAAAAACAGATACTATTAAATTATATAGTGCAGAAATAAATTTAGATTTACAACCTTTAATCCAAAGTTTTAATGATAATATAGCAGGTTCTTCTTTAGAAGAAACTAGAAGCCAAATTTCTAATTTTTATAATAATACTTTATCTAAATTAGATAAAAGTTTTATAGTATATGAATCTGCAAAATCGTATAGCTTAACAGGACTTGATTCAAGAGGTTTTGGTAATACCGGCAGCTTTGATGAATTAATTAATATTGCAAGCCAAATTGGGAAAAGAGAACAAATAGATAATTTATTAAAAGCTTTTAGAAATACAATGAATGGTGCAATCGGTAATAATAGAAGAGAAGAAGTAAAAGAAAAAATAAGGTTTACACTTTCAGAGGCAATTGCTTATTTTCTTTTTGACGATTGGAAGCAAATAGGTGAATCTAATAATAATAGTATACACATATTTAGTCTTGATGGAGTTTTAGTACCTTTATCTTATTTATTAATTGCCGCGGGAAAAGCAATGCAAGAAACAGAAAAAAATTCTAATTCTTTTTTTAAATTGAGTTTAACAACTCCAAAAGAAATAAAATATTCTACTCCATTAACTTCAGAAGAAGTAGGTGAAAATTCAATTTTTCATTTTTGGGATATACAAAGAGAAGAAGCTTTACAAAACTCTAAATATAGTATTAGTTTTATTAAAAATTTTACTAAATTAATTTCTCAATTATTAAAATCAATGCAATAAACTTCAATTATTAAAAATTTGTAATTTTTCTTAAAATTTGTTATAATATATATATAGTCAAGAAAAGGAGAAAATGTTTATGAGTGAACGAAAACTTTTCTATATTCAATATGGTGCTGGAGCCGCCTTTAGTACTTCTATTGTAGAAGCTGAAGGACAGACTGCTGCGGAAATCTACGCATATCAGGAAGCTAAAGATATATTCCATGATATGGTAGGAGCGGTTGGAATTTTTTCATTTGAGGAATTTCTGGAGCAATATCATTATGAAGATGGTGATGGTGAAGCCATTTTTGATTATGATAATTATGTTGAACAAACTATATTTTTTAAGGTTGAACCTTATAATGTAGAGAATAAAGAACATTATTCTACTTTTCAATTGCAGAGTTTTAAACCTGAGACTATATAGGTTTCTATTATAGAAACTTATTACAATTGAATAAAAATTTTTAATATTATTTTATTGGAGGACTTTATTTTGAAGAAGTTTTTTGCTGTACTGCTGACCCTTATTATGGTATTTAGCATGTGTTCCGTAGCATTTGCTGCCGATTATAATTGGGGTAAGGAACCCATTTCTTGCGAGAAGTATACCATTGATATTACCAAGTATGAAATGGTAGTTGAGGCTGGCAAGTCTAAGCTTGTTGAAAGCGCAAATGTGGCTGCCAAGAAGGGTGATACTGTTTATTTTTCTTTTGAAGTTTACGATGGTGATGGCCGCGATGTAACTGCCGAACATATTGATGATGTAACTTTTGCTGGCATTAAGGCTTATCCTGAACTTATTGGCAATTCTAATATTTGGAAGGCTGTAGTTTATGCAGATATTCCTTGTATTACTGTTCGTATTGAATCTACTTCTACTATTCAGGAACTTATTGATGATGGTGTTGTAACTCCTTATGGTAGTTTCATTAAGATTGGTAATGTAGTATTTGAACGTGATGCTAATTATTATGTAATCGGTGCTTATCAGTATGATAAGAGTCTTGATAACTATCTTGCTACTGGTGATTTTACTCCTGTAAAGCGTATTAAAGCCACTGATGCTCAGCTCGCCGCACTCGGTATGTCTGCTGCTTTCGTAACTGAAGGTGTTTATCTTGTAGATGCTGACACTATTGTAAAGAATCTTGGTACTTCTTGTCTTGCCGAAAAGACTGTATGTTGGGGTACTCCTGTAGTTCCTGGTACTAATGGCACCCTTGAAATTCCTAAGACCGGTGATGCTCCTACTGCTGTAGGTTTTGCTATGATTGGTGCTGCAGTTCTTGCTATTATTGCAACCGTAACTTTTAAGAAGGTTCGCAAGGATTCCGCTGCTTAATGGAAACTTCTGCTTCCTTATTCACTTTAAATTAACTGACTTTTTTTTGAAAGGAGATTTTTTATGGATTTGGAAGCAGTAAAGGTGATGACCCGTTTAAATCAACACCTTGAATTTGTTAGAGAACGTGGATATCAACCAATTTATATTGCTTTGTATGGTTCTCAAAATTATCAATTAGAAACCAAACAAAGCGATGTAGATACTAAAGCAATAGTTCTTCCTTCTTTAGAAGATATAGTGCTTAATAAAAAGCCAGTTTCTATGGAGATTGAACTCCCTAACGGGGAACATTGTGATATTAAAGACATTCGGTTGATGTTTAATAATTTTAAAAAACAAAATATTAATTTTCTTGAAATTTTATTCACTGACTTCTATCTATGTAATAGTTGGTTTAATGAAGAAATTGAAGAACTACGTAGTATGAGAGAAGACATTTGTCGTTATAACCAAAAAAGTGCAGTGAAATGTATGGAAGGTATGGCAAAGCAAAAATTTGCTGCCATGGAACATAGATTTCCTACAAAAGAAGATATTATTGACAAATATGGATATGACCCAAAACAACTTCATCATATTATCAGAATGAGAGAATTCTTAGAAAGATATATTGATGGAGAAAGTTTTGAGGATTGCTTACTCTCAAAACATAGGGAATATCTTTTAAGGATTAAAAAAGGAGACTTTCCTCTTCTTGATGCTAGGCAGATTGCTAATACAGAAATGAAAAAAATTTCAATGATTTCTGCTGAATTCTTAAAAGGTGATCTTGAAGTGAAAGAAGAAGTTGAAGAGAAAATGAATGATATTATGTTAAGAGTTTTTAAGAAAAAACTGAATATTGTATAGAGCGAATCACCAGAAAACTTGATTTTCTGGTGATTTTTTGTTATAATATTTATAGAAAGTGAGAAAGAAAGAGAAAAAGAAAAAATGGATACAAAGAAAATAGGTTACTGTTTACTTCATGGTTGCTATTTGAAGTATAATCAGATTAAGAAAAAATGTCGTAGTGGAAAAAATAATCAATGTACGCATTTAATACATTTATCTCAAAGAATTTCAGAAAAGGAGAATTAAAAAAATGTATCATCTGTTTGAAAACGCTGCAAATTACTGTGAAGAAGCTTATGGAGTTCAAGTGTTTGAAGAAGGGAATGTAGTAATTGGTTTTATTTGCCCTGAATGCGGCGAATTGATTTATTCAGAAGACTGGACAGATGGGGACACTGATAATTGGACAAAATGCCCAATTTGTGGAGAATTTTTTGGAGAGGAAGAATAAACTATGCGTGTGTGGATTGATGATGTACGACCGGCGCCTGATCATACTTGGTGGTGGTGCAAAAGTGTTTACGAGGCAAAGAGTGTAATCTCCAAGTTTCGTTGGGGCCGAATTGATATTGAGGTTATCAGTATTGACCATGATGCTGGCGATTTCCACGCAGATGGCGGCGACTACATCAAAGTGCTTGATTGGCTTGAAGAGAAAGATTGGTCTTATCCAATCCACATTCATTCGATGAATAGCGTCGGCCGCCAGAACATGAGAAGAATTATTGAGAGAAATGGTTGGAAGGAGATTTTGGATATATGAACAAGTATATTGTACATGCTGGCTGTTCGATTAATGCTGAATATTACCCTGTAATTGGGGAGCTTAAAGAAGTAGAAAACTGGGCTTGGCAGGCTGCTCTTGAGGAATTTGACTCTTATGCTGGCTTGCATGGGTTAATGGATTTTAATGAGTATTGTAATGATATGGGTTATGACATTGATTTTGATGAAGATAAAGCTTGGGAAGATTTTTGCGATTATCGCGAAGGTGAGTTGATTTATTCTGTTAAACCTTTTGATGAAACAAATGAGGAACATTTAGATTATCTTGAGTGGAATGGCGGAGAGTTTATTGAAGTATGAAGAAATATATTGTTGATGAATCTGAACTTCTTGAACTTCTTGAAGCATACATTACTTTATCCATTTTAAATAGGGATGGAGTAGATAATTGGATGTGGTATATGGAAGGTGAACGAGCAGTTGTGCGCGAGTATTTTTCAGAAATGACTGAAGAAGAATTTGATAAACGTAGAGACAATGGTCTTGGTGTTTCAGATTGTGCAAAACTTTGTTTAGAAGATTATGTGGAATGGGAAGGAGAAGAGAATGTATAATGCTTATGTAACCCGTATCAAAAATCTCCATAAGCATCCCAATGCTGATCGACTTCAGCTTGGTGAATGTTTTGGTAATACTGTTTGTGTAAGTCTTGAATATACTAATAATCAGTTGGGAATTTATTTCCCTTGTGATGGTCAGCTAAGTATTGAATTCGCGGAAACTAACAATCTTCTGCGCAAGAAGGATGATGCTGGTAATAGCATCGGCGGCTACATGGACCCCAATAAGCGAAATGTAACTGCTATTCGTCTGCGTGGTGAGAAGTCTGATGGTCTTTTTCTACCGCTGACTTGCCTTGAAATTTTTGGTGATGTAAGCACCCTCAAGGAAGGCGATGTAATCAACACTTTCAATGGCCATGAAATTTGCTGTAAGTATATTCCTCGCCGCAGCCATCGCCAGGGTCATGTAAGTGATGGTAATCGTACTCGTAAGAAGAAAGTAGATGTAGCGCCGCTGTTTGCTGAACATGCTGATACTGAGCAGCTTGCGTATAATCTGGGCGCATTTAAGCCTGGTGATGAAATTGAAATCACTCTGAAGATGCATGGAACTTCACAGAGAACTGGTTATCTGCCTGTATTAAGAGAAGATGCATTTGAATGGTGTAGTTTCTTTGGTGCTATTTTTTATAAAATGATCCCTTATAGAAAGTGGCGTCTTGCTTTTGGTAATAAATTTGGCAAGCCTGTTTATAATTGGGGTTATGTAAGTGGCACCCGCCGCACTGTATTGGACAATTATGATGGCGGCTATTATGGTTCTAATGAGTTCCGTGAACAGCACTCCAAGACTTTTGAAGGAAAGCTTTGGAAGGGCGAAACTGTATATTATGAAGTAGTTGGCTTCACTCATACTGGCGCGCCGATTATGGCGGAAGGTAATAATGAGAAGCTCGGTAAGGACTTCGTGAAGCAGTATGGGAAGACCACTGTGTTTAGCTATGGATGTGATAGCGTTGGCGGTATTGACCACGATGGAGTTCCTTATGGTCCTGAATCTGACATTTATGTTTATCGTATGACCATGACCAATGAGGATGGCGCGGTTGTGGAATACACTCCTGACTTCATGCGTTATCGTTGTGAGCAGATGGGAGTGAAGACTGTTCCTGTGTGGACTCGCTTTACTATTCCTGAATCTACTTGCGTGAATGGTGAAGAGGATGAATATGATATATTTACCAGTGCTGGAGAATATGTTTTAAAAGAGGCTGAATGTTTCTACGATGGTCCCGACCCTATTGGCAAAACTCACGTTCGTGAAGGTGTTGTAGTTCGCATTCTCAATCGCCCTAAGTTCTGCGCTTACAAGCATAAGAACTTTAGCTTCAAGGTACTCGAGGGCATTATCAAGGATACTGCGGCCGCACCTGACATGGAAGAAGCACAAGAAATTGAAATTGAAAAGGAGTAATAAATGAAGAAGTTTATTTGTTTGATTTTGGTAATGCTAATCACCGCGAGTCTTTGCGGTTGCGGCAATCAGAGTATTGGTTTTGGTAATTACACTTTCACTCATGTGCATATTACCGATGCAGTTGAAGGATATTGTGCCGAAGTAAATAAATGGTATAGTGCTGAAACTGGTATTGAATTACTTACTGAGGAATTTGGTTCTATTTTTTGTTCTGAAGGCACCTATCTTCTTTTTGGAGATTCCTCTAGCTGCCCTTTCTGTAATGAATAATGAAAGCAGTTTATCGTTGTGATTTTTGTGGAGAAATGGGTACTGAGCAAGAAATTTTTGTCCATGAAGCCCAGTGCCCCAATAATCCTCATCGGCTTAATTGTTCAACTTGTGAGCATGCTGGCTATAAATCCTTGAAGCAATTTAAATGTATGATTAATGAATCAAGAGAAATTCCAGTAGAAAAAGAATTTATTAATTGCCCAGACCATAAAGTAAAAAAACATTATGATGGATTGGATGATATATTTAAATCAATGTTTAAGTAAAAAGATGATGGGTGAATCGACAACACCGATGGTACAAATTCCTTAATAATAGAGAGACTATGTTTAAACATAGTCTCTTTTTAATTTGCTTTTTCTTGAAAATTTTGATATAATATATATAGAAAGTGAGAGAAAAACATTATGAGAGTTTATGAAAGAAAAATTAATTTTGATTTTGATTATCCAGATGATATGAAGATGATTCTTGATTACCTTAATGAACATGGAGAAATATTAGTTGGAGAACTTGGTATAGAAAGTTTATACTATGAGTTCTCAAAGAAAAAATATGAAGCCGGCTGGTTGAAAGTTGATGAACAAATGCTTGAAGAGTTTGAAGATTGGTTAGAACATTATGATGAGCCGAGATGGTAAAGGCAATTATAGAGGAAAGAGAGGAAAATTAAAATGATTTATGAATGGGTTGTTGATAGTTCTACTGTAACTGAAGAACGTATGCAGGAAATTGCTGCGGAAGAAGTTGATTATGAAGAAATGGAAGATGCTCTCCATATGCTTGTCGATGAACATGGTTTTTCTTGGCTTCTTAAACAACTAAAAGAAGAAGCTTGGCTTGAAGTAGTTGACTTGGCTAAAGAAACATATATGGAAGAATATTTCATTGAAGTTGAAGATGAATATGAGGAAAACGAAGATGAAGATTAATATTTATTATACTGTTCATGACTGTATTGAAGTCCCTGACGATTGGGATTATGGAAGAATTCAGCAGCGTTGTAGAGAAAATTGGGTTGAGCTTATGACGGCTTTAAATGAAATAGGAACTCTTCCTGATTATGATGATATGGAATGGCAGCCTTGGCAGCCTTGGGAGGAATAAATAATGGCAAAGGTAGGAGATAAGTATATACTTCATTCAGCTAATGGCAAGGATTATAATATAGAAATTATAAATGTAAGTTATTATCGGCCGCCTGATATGAAATATGCAATAGATATAATTGATGAAAACGGTTATAGCGGCGATTGGATATTTTGTGATGATGATTTCCTAATTAACACCTGTGAAAAAATAGGAGAAAAAATGGAAACTGTTGAAGATATTCGTAAAATAATAATAGAGGCACTTACCGATAAGCCTATTCTTGGTAAAAATTATATTGATTGGCACACTGAAAATCCTGGAGAATGTGGAGTAACAATTATAAAACAAAATCAAGAATTTGATATTATTATTCGTAATAAAAATTAAAATAGAAGAAAGGAATAATGTTATGATTCTTCCCACTATCCGTATCAACATTGAACGTTGGAAATGGAATAAAACTTTTGAGGTTTATGTATCAACGATGGGACGTGTGAAGAATCGTTCTAAAATGTTAATTCCTCCTAAAACAACTTGTCAGGGGTATCTTTGTTTTTATATACCTTATATCAGAAAATATATTTCTGCCCATCGTCTTGTAATGCTTACTTGGCAACCACGTTCTGACGCTGAATTTCTTACTGTTGACCATATTAATCATAACAAGAGAGATAATAGCCTTTATAATCTTGAATGGGTAACAGCAGAAGAAAATTTGCGGCGTGCGGCTGATGATTATGCGGCCGATGCTTGTTCAGAAGAACCCAAGCTCAAAAAGAAAAAGAAAAAGAAGAAGAGTTATTCGAGTAATGTAGTTATTTATCAAGATGGAGAGGTTATTTATAAACTTAGTTATTCTGAAATTGAATCAAAAGAATTTAAAGCTTTTTGCAAGAAAAGAAATATGGCTGTTTCGGTAGCGATGGAAGTTGTAAGAGATTTATTTACTGGCGTAAATACTATGGGTGCTAAAAAGAAGTTTGGTTTGTTTTTTGAATTGGAGAAAGGAGAATAAAATGAATGATTAGTACATATCGAAAGAAGCCACTGATTGTAGAGGCACTTCAGTGGACGGGTTATAATTTTTTCGAAGTAATGTTATTTTGTCCTGATATTCAACCTGAATTTGAATTAAGAGACGATATTCCAGAATTATATATCCGCACTCTTGAAGGTGAAATGCACGTCAGTCTAAATGACTTCATTATCAAAGGTGTACGTGGTGAATTTTATGCTTGTAAGCCCGATATTTTTTGGGAAACTTATGAGTCTTATTAAATAAAGAAAGGGTCTTGTCTGTGGCAAGGCTCTATTTTAATTTGCAATTTTTTGAAATTTATGTTATAATAATTATAGAAAGTGAAAGAGAGGGAAAATAAATGGAAAAGATGTATTTGGTAAGCGAAAGCGAACTACGTGATTTGATTCATAATACTTTGACGGTCACAATGCTTATACGTGCTGGTGTAGATAATTGGATGTTTTGTGGTAGCGAATATGATAAAATTATTAGGGAATATTTTCCCAATGCTACTGAAGAAGAACTTGATGAACTTGATTTTGAAAACTGCGTAGATATTATTTTGAAGGATTATTGTGAGGTAGAAAGATGAAGTATCAAGTAACTTTCAATAAAGAAGTCGAAGCAGATAATCCTTGGGAAGCACTAGAAAAAGCTCAAGAATATTGTGATTCTGATTATTGTAATTGGTTTAATTCTGTTGATGAAGTGATTATAGAGGAGATAGAATAAGATGGAACAGAGATTTACTTATCTTTTTAAAGTTTGTTATTGGAGCGAAGCCACGCGTAAGAAGGAAGTTGGTTATCATTGTCTTGAAGCCTACAGTTTTGATGAGGCCGCCAGTATTGTTTCAAAGTATTATAATGGTTCAATGTTGAGTTTCGTAGTAGACTGTCTTGGTGAAACTATTGTATCTCTTAATAAAGAACAGTATATGGAACTGGTAAAATATGGTTGGCGTGAACGTAGTGAAGAGCGCAAAGAACCTGAAATACTTCATACCAATGAAAAACTTAATGGTGTAGTACTTCGTTAAAGGAGAGAAGATAATGCAAGAATTCATTATGCTTATTGGTCCCAGTGGTTGTGGTAAGTCTACTTGGGCAAAAGATTATATCTATAATAGGAAATGTGATGGTGAGGAATGGGATATTCATTCTTCTGATGATCTTCGTGAAGAACTTTGGGGTAATGCAAATAATCAGCAGAATCCTCAGTATGTTTTTAATATTCTTCATAATCGCATCATGGATTCTTTGCAAGCAGGGCATAATGTAATTTATGATGCTACTAATCTTTCTCGCAAGCGTCGCCGCGGAGTACTTAAAACTTTCAAGATTTTTTGTGAAGCGCATGACATTGAAGTAAAGTTTATTGCTGTGGTTATGGTTACTTCTTTTGAAGATTGTTTGAAGAATAACCAGAAAAGAGGACGTCACGTACCAATTTGTGTAATTGAACATCATTTTAAGACGATTTGTCTTCCTTGGTATGATGAAGGTTGGGATAGTATTGCATATTATCTTAACAGTCAGATTATTCCTTGGGGTGATGTATTGAAAGTAATTGATATTCCTCACAACAATGAGCACCATCAGTATGATGTACTTGAACATTCTTTGAAAGTGGCGGCCGCGATGGGTGAACCTTTCTCGAAATATTGGAAAGTTGGCGCACTTCATGATTTCGGGAAACCTTTTACAAAGGATTTCCAAAAGTTGAATGGCAAGGTTGATGGGCAGGCTCATTATTATGGGCATGGTTTTGTTGGTGCTTATTTGAGTTTGCTTGTTGATGAAAATGATACCGATGGTTTTGAAAAGTATAAGCGTGCTATGGTAATTCAGTATCATATGGAACCTTTTCTGAGGGATGAAAAAGCTTTGAAGAGTTTGTATGAATGGATTGATGATGAAGAAATTGTTGGTTTGATTCAGGAACTTAATGAAGCAGATAAGGAGAACGCATAATGTTTGAAATTATAGTTAATATAGTTGCAGCAATAATATGGCAAATCAATGCGGTGCTTTATTATAAAAACTACCGTCGTTTTTCTAAAATAACATATCTTTGTCTGTCAATAACGATGGAAATTATTGTTATCCTTCATATACTAATCCTTATAGGGATAACAATATGAAAATTTATAAAAATCATATCTCTGTACCTAATAGCGTAGAGAGTTGCCTTGAACTTATTAGAGGTATAGCATTTGATTACGATGGTGAAACCACTGTTGAAGGACTTAAATCATTGATTGATGAAATGTTAAACTTAGCAAAAGATGGGCAGAAATTCCTTCTTGAAGAGAAGATTTATCAAGAATTTGTTCATGTAGATGAGGATTATGTTTATGAGTAAAGAATATATAGAGCGTGAAGAAGCACTAAGACAAATATTTCTTGAAGCAATGGGACATGACTTTGACTTTAATTCTGAATATAGGGAAATATATCTGAGTGCAAAACGGGCTATAAAAAATACTCCCGCCGCCGATGTAGTGGAAGTGCGGCATGGACGGTGGATAGACAAAGGTTGGTACGGGGATTCGAGTTGGCAGATTGATGGGCGTGGTAATTGCTGGCGTGTACACGAATGTTCAGAATGTAATGTAGAAAAAAAGGGGGAAACAACAAAATACTGTCCCCATTGCGGCGCAAAGATGGATAAGGAGGAATATAATGACTAAGCGTGAATATATAGTTGAAGTTCTTCAACAAATGGAAACTGCAATGGAAAGGCTTGGCGGTACTCGTGCCGAGATTTGGCAGAATGATATCATTTATTGCCTCTGCCGTGCTGTGTGGTTGCTTATGACATGGGAGTTGAAGAAGCTATGACAATTTTTGGAACTTTTTTGAGTATTTTTATTCCTGGATTGCTTATTGCTTTGTTTGTTGTAATTTTTTGTTTCTCAGTTGCAGATAAAAATTATTTAGTAGCAGGATTAATGGTTGTTGCTATAGTGATAGCAATAATTGGAATTAATAGTTTTGCAGAAGAAGAACAGCCTGTTGTAGATATAGAACCTTCTATTGTTTATAATTATTGTCCTACTTGCGGCCAGTTAATAGAGGTGGAAAATGAGTAATGAAATGAAAGATTGGATGAATGATACAGTAAAAGAAAATAGAGAGCTTTGTAGGCTTTATCCTTTTCTTGATTGCGACCGCACTTATAATTTTACTTGGTTGGATTCTGTCCCCATAGGTTGGCAGGAAAGTTTTCTGTGTATGTGTCAAACACTGGAACCCTTTAAAGAAGATTTTGAAATTCTTGAAATAAAAGAAAAGTATGGCCAACTTAGGGTTTATATTTTAACAGATAATGAAGTTGATGAATATGGGACAACTTATGCACAAGTAGAAGAAGTTATTAATTCTTATTGTAAATCTACTATTGGCATTTGTCCAGCCTGTGGAAAAGAAAAATCTAAAGAGAAGTATCTTTGTGAGGATTGTATAAGAGAGGCAGCGACGTTATGATAATGGATAAAAAAGGTTGGCTTTTTGGTGTTTTTCCTGAAGAAGCAGAGAAAATAATAGCTTGGCAAGAAAAACATATTAAAGAAATACATTATGCAAAAAATTATATGGGTTACGGCGCCCGCTTCTCTTATGAGTTTACTCCTACTTCTCTTGGTGATATTGCTGTAGTTAAGTGTAGGTGTGGTGGAGAATTTTGTTTTAGAGATATTTAATAAAATTTTAAAAGCAAATTGAGTGTTTTTGTTTGGAAGATAAAAGCATTTAATTTGCTTTTTTTTGAAATTTGTGTTATAATAATTATAGAAAGTGAGAAGAGAGAAAGTGAAAAAGGATAGTTGATAGTAGCTTGCTCTTAAACAGTCAATACGAGCAACCCTGAAACACCCATAAGGCATTTGTGCTGAGTACGCTCTTAGGTTGATTATCTTCTTGCTTTATAAAGAAGAAAGGAGAAAGAGAATGAATTTGAATCTGTTTAAAATCACTGTTTGGGAAGATAATGAACTTGCTGATAAGATGGGTATTGTAATGGGTGATAGTTTGAGTGATGCCGCAAAGAATCTTGAGAATAATTTTGAAGGTATTGAAGAAATTTTTTATCTTTCTCCCATTGGCGATTCTATGGTTTATGAATTAGATGGTCTTACTTATGAATTTTTTTCTGAGATAAAACATAATTTTATTTGGTGATGACTATGTACGAAGATGAAGAAGTAAAGTATCGAAAGAAATCACAGCGTCGGCCGCCGAAGAAGTCCAAACATAAACATGAATATCAACCTTGTATGTTGAGGGCGCCGGTACCTTCTTTTGACGAAGTCCATGGAAGAGTTCCGGTTTATAAGTTGGTAAAAGCTTCTTATTGTCCTATTTGCGGTAAGATTGAAGAATATGACTTTGTTAATCTTATTATTGGCACAGGCATTAAAGAAGAAGAAGTTTTAACTTTGCCAACCTTTACTATTGAAGATTTATTTTTAACAAAATATATTGATTTAGGAGAATAAAATGAGAGATTTTTTTCTAAGTGATTTTAAAGAAGAAGTAGTTCAAGAGTTGATGGAAAGTCATGCTTATGATGAAAGTGAAATTGTAGCGATACCTTTTGATGAACAGTTGAATGAAACAGTCTCTCATGTGTCTGGGAAATGGGAACAGATTTCTCAGATGATTCCTCTTCTAAAGGAAATGGAATATACTGAAATGCGTCTTTATTATGAAGATTGCGGCATTTGGGTTCTTCAGTGGCATAATCCTGAAATGGATAATTGTGAGTGGGTGCTGGTTAATTATGATTAAAGAAGCAAAAGAATTTGCGTCATATATGATTAAATATCATGATTATGGTTGCATTGAATGGGATGGAAGTAAATGGTATATTACTACACCTAAAAGTTCTTTTCAAATTACTAAGTATAAAAATGTTTATATTATTTGGAGAGAAGCAGCCGATGGTATATTTTTTAAACAAGAAGAACTTGATAGTTTAACTTTTGCTTTGTTCCGTTGTTATTTCAGAGATTATTGTAAAGAGAATGGTTTAAAGGCTAATACAAAACTTTATACTTCTTTTTATAAACAGTTTTACAGCTATTTAATTCTTAAAGCAATTGATCGAATGGAGATTGAATAATGAAGGAAGTTCAGAAATTCATGCATCATTTTTTGAAAGACGCGGTTGATTGTGGTCTTGGAGAATGGTTGGTGCGGCCTGACACTGGTTATTACAGTGATAACAGTTTGCGTGATGCTGATAGAAAGTTGACGAGACTTTATGATTTTTCTGTAGAATCTGGGCTTTATCGAACAGTATTTGTTTTTGATGATTTTGATTGGGTGTTGAAAATTCCTCGATTGGCCAGATTTAGTGAAAAGCCTAATGACTGTATTATTGAAGTAATGACTTATCAACTTGCTGAGAAAATGGGTTTTGATAACTTTTTTGCAGCGGCCGCAGAACTCGTACCATTTGAATGTGAATGGGGAACGATTCCAGTGTATGTGATGAAGAAAGTATATGTTGATGAAACTCGAGTAAGTGACCATTTTTACTCTCTTTATGATGGTGATTCTGAAGATGATGATGACGTTGAAATTTGGTATAATCACAATTTTGATGAGACCACTGCAGTGAATCAAGCTTTTCTGGATTATTATGGTGATAAAGAAGCTGATAGGCTTTTTCAATTTCTTAATTTTGCTGAAATTGATGATTTACATTGTGGTAATGTAGGTTATGATGATAATGATAATTTGGTAATTATTGATTATGCAGGATATATATACAAAGATGATGAAGAGCAAGTGGAACAACGTGAAATTAAATTTAGAAATATTTTGGTTGAACTTGAAAAAGAGCGTAAGGAAAGCATTTTTTAAATCTCAATTAACTTTATCTGGTGAATATTTTCTGGAATATTTAAAGAGAAAGCAAGCAGGTTTAATTGATGAAACAAATATTAATGTTTATTATGAAAAACATTTGAATGATGTTTATACTAAAGTTGATGAAAGATTAAATAAGCTTGGTTATAAGATTACTGATCAAGATAAAAGAACAATAATGGAAATTGTTATCGAAGAACTTGAATCAATTAGAAAGGAAGGAAAATAAATGGCTAAATATTGTTGTCGTTGTGAAACTTCTGTTACTGATTTCGCGGCAGTTATTACAAAAGTGATTAATCCCAATGAAGGTGGTGCAATTCAGTGGCAGCTTTTGAAAACAAAAAATGATGTTGAAAAAGCAAAAAGAGTTTACTGTGTTGATTGTATTGAATCATTGGTTGATTGTTTTCCTGATGATGAGCAGATAGTTGTAGGAAGAAGAGGGAGATAATGGACGAGAAAAGGTTTAGTTATTTTAATTTTTCTGAAATTGAGAATATTATGGAGCAGAATGGTATGGTAAGTTGGGAGTATCATGGTGTAAAGTATGCTGCTCCAAGGCGAGATGTTAGATTGATTGAAGTTGAAGATGAATGGCTGCTTGATTAAGCAGTCTTTTTTTTGTTGGTTGCGGCTAATGATAAAAAATTCTGGGAAAAATCAGCGTTGAGAATAGCATCGGCCGCAGAGTCCAATGGAATTTTGAGGAAAATTTTGCAGAAAATCATAATGTAAAATTTGAGAGAGAAAAATTTTCGGAAAATTGTAGAGGAACCAAGAGAGAAAAAAGACTTTAATACGTAGATGAATACGTATTAGTATACGTTATTAAGTACGTATTAATATATATAGTAATATAATTAATTATTAACGTATTAATAAACGTAGTAGTATACGTAATAGTATATTTATACTTAAACGTAATTAAGGGCCAGGTAGGATAAAGGGTAATCTAGGGTCAGTCAAGACAATGCGCGCAGCGCTGAATTTGACTTTCGCCAAGGGCGGAAAGGCAAATTCACGACAACGTAGAAGTATACGTATTTAATTACGTTATTAAGGGCGAGGGCCAAGGGGATAGTAGCGGAGAAAGTTATCCAGTTGTCATCAACGCAGGTTTCGACGCAGTGCTCTACGTAGTAGAATACGTAGATTATGTTGCTGGTGGTTAAAAAATGGTGTGGTGGTTCACATGACGGGGCGATGCTCAAAAAGAGAGATGATTGGCAGTGGGGAGTAAAAATACCTGGCAAAATTTCAAACCCCTTGCAAATTTTTCAAAATAAAAAAATTTTTTGAATCAAAAAAAAAAAGACACCTTTCGGTGTCTTTTTCTATGTATTCGTATACGTTAAGCCAGCTTATAAGCCTTCTGCATACCCTTCTTGGGAATCTTTACTTCGCCATCAACAGCTACGTTTGCCTTAACA